GTTTACATTATTGGGAAGTTGGAAATAATTCAATTACATTAGTTGATGGTCAATCAACATATACAATGTATCGATCAACAGCTGATGGTACTTCTGATGCAACAGCTGTGTATGGTGTTGATGATGTATTAGAAGCTTCTTATAGAAATTCATCAAGTGTAGATTCTCCACTTACAAAAATTGCAAGATCAGAATATCAAGCATTATCAAATAAAACTTCTGAAGGACAACCAACACAATATTTTGTACAAAGATTTATAGATAAGGTTACAATTACTTTATACTTAACACCTGGTTCTACTGAAGCAGGAAATACAATTAATTATTATTACGTAAATAGAATTCAAGATGCTGGAGATTATAGTAATGATGCAGATGTACCTTATAGATTTGTACCTTGTATGGTAGCAGGGCTTGCATATCATTTAGCTGTTAAAAATGCACCCGATAGAATTCAAATGTTAAAAATGTTATATGAAGATGAACTTCAAAGAGCGCTACAAGAAGACGGCTCTTCTAGCAGCTCGTATATAAGTCCGAAGGTGTACTATCCAAGTGTCTAATACTGCTTCAGGAAAATATGCAAAATTTATTTCAGATCGTTCTGGTATGGAATTTCCATATAAAGAAATGGTTAAAGAATGGAATGGCTCACGAGTTCATATTTCTGAATTTGAACCAAAGCAACCACAGCTACAACCAAAACCACATACCGCTGATCCACAAGGTTTAAGAAACTCTAGACCAGCTAGAACTGAACCACAAACCGATCCACTATTACAATCAAATCCTTTTATTATTACTTCAGGTAGTTCTACAATAAATGTTTTTGAACCAAGTCATGGAAGATCAACAAGTGATGTTGTTGTATTTAGAAATGTAGATGGAAGTCCGGGAGGATTAGCTTATTCAGTGTTTGAAAATTCTTCAGGATTTAGTATAACAGTAACTGGTACAGATAATTATACTTTTGATTTAGGAAGTACACCAACTGTATCAGGAAGATTTGGAGGAAGTTTTGTTACAGCAGGACCTGTAACATTGACACCGTAATATGGCATATACTTTAGCAAATTTACAAGATGATATTCGAAACTACACAGAAGTAGATAGTTCTGTGTTAAGTGATTCTATTTTAAATACAATAATTAAAAATGCTGAAAACAGAATTTACAGAGATGCAGATTCTGATGATAATAGATTTTATGCAACATCTAATCTACAAGCTGGAAATAGATATGTAACTATTCCATCTGATTTAAGATTTATTCGATATGTACAATTAACTGATTCATCTGGTAATCAAGTATTTCTAGATAAAAGAGATACATCTTTTATGGCAGAATATTATAATACACCAGGAACTCAATCAGGGTTACCAAAATACTATGGTAATTGGGATGCTAATTATTGGGTGGTTTCACCTACACCAGATAACACTTATTTAATTACTTTGGCTTATACAAAACAACCGGATTCAATTACAGCTTCTCCAGGAAGTACACAAGGTACTTATACAAGTAATAAATATCAGGATTTACTTTTGTATGCATGTCTGGTAGAAGCATATGGATACTTGAAAGGTCCTGTAGATATGTTACAATACTACGAAGGATCTTTTAACAGAGCTTTACAATCGTACGCGATCGAACAACAAGGTCGTAGACGCCGGGACGAATGGCAAGATGGGGCCCTTCGAACACCACTTAAATCTGAATCACCATCATAATTTAAGGAGATAAATAAATGGCTAATATAGTACCTGACTCTTTTAAAACAGACCTACTTGGTGGTGTGTTTGATTTTGATTCTGGCGGATCAACTTTCAAACTTGCACTTTACACTGACTTATCTGGTTTCAGTACTTCGACTACAGCTTATACAACTACTAATGAAGTTTCTTCATCTGGTACAAGTTATACAGCGGGTGGAAATACTTTAACTAATAATGGTGTAGCAGTATCAAGTAACATTGCATATGTTGACTTTGCAGATTTAACTTTTTCATCTGTAACTTTAACAGCTGCAGGCGCTCTGATTTATAAAGGAACTTCTAATGAAGCAGTATTAGTTTTAGATTTCGGCGGAGACAAAACAGCGACTAACGGTGATTTCGTTATTCAGTTTCCAACTGCTGATTCATCTAATGCAATCATTAGACTTGGCGACGCGTAATAATTAAAAGGAAATAGTAATGGCATTTGCACTCAACGATAGAGTAAAAGAAACATCTACTACGACAGGGACTGGTACGTTCGATTTAGCCGGTGCTGAAATAGGATTTGAAAGTTTTGTTTCTGGTGTTGGTGATGGCAATCAAACTTACTATGCAATTTCAAATGATGGAACTGCAGAGTTTGAAGTAGGAATTGGAACGGTAACTGATGCCGCAACCGATACTTTATCAAGAGATACTATTATTTCTTCATCTAATTCAGATTCGTTAGTCAACTTTTCAGCTGGTACTAAAACAGTATTTTGTACATTACCTGCATCAAGAACACCTTCTGCAGGAATGACAGCACAAACATTTGTTAATACTCACAACTCAACAATTTCTGATGATCAAACATTAGATTCAGGAGTATTAGCAGGACCAGTTAGTATAACTGGAACACAAGTTGTAACAGGAACATTGGTAATTATATAATGAGTAAATTAGAAGTCGATACTATAGCACCTCAATCTGGCACATCTTTAACGATTGGTGAAGCAGGTGATACAGTTACGATTACTAATTTAACTTATCCAACAACAGATGGAACTAATGGACAGGCTTTAATTACAAATGGTTCTGGAACTGTTTCTTTTCAAGATGTTTCTATTTCATTAAGCTATACTTCTGGTACTGCAACAGGAGACAATACAACAACAGATTTTACAATTAATAGTGGTCGAGCAGTTGATGATGTACTTGTTTATGTTAATGGATTTTTATTAACACCAACTACTGACTATACTATTAGTGGTACTACTTTAACTTTTGTAACAGCACCTGCAACTTCAGCAGAAATTGTTTTTAGATATTTACCTTTAAATAATAGTGGAACTTACACAAACGGAACTGCTACAGGCGATAATACAACAGTTAATTTTACAATTAATTCAGGTAGAACTGTAGAAGATGTAATTGTATCCGTTAATGGAGTAACATTAGTTCCTGGAACTGACTATACAATTTCAGGTACCACTTTAACTTTTACAACTGCACCAGCAACGGATGCAGAAATCTCAATTAGATACTTGAGGTTAAATTAATGGGAACGATTACAAGAAATGCTGCCAATAACTTTACAACTGGTGGAGTAATATTACCAGCAGGTATTAATGACACTTCAGTAGCTAGTATTACAGAATTAGAAAATACAGCAACTGGTGGTGGTGCTATGACTTTAATATCTGAACAAACAGCATCAGCTTCAGCTTCAATATCATTTACAACAGGAATAGATAGCACCTATCCTATTTATAAGTTTGAGTTTATTAATATTCATGGAAGTAATGATGATGAAAATTTACAATTTAATTTAAGTACTGATGGTGGTTCTAGTTATAATGTAACTAAAACAACTACTCTTTTTAGAGCAGATAATTCTGAAGCTGGTGCAGGTGAAGATTTAAGTTATGATGGTGGTAGAGATATGGCACAAGGAACAGGAAATGCAAATCTTGCTTATAGAATTGGTGCAGATAATGACCAGTCATGTTCTGGTATTTTTCATTTGTTTAATCCTAGTTCTTCTGTTTTTGTAAAACATTTTATTTCTGAATTTAATGTAAATATGGCTACAGATAAAGGACTTAGAGTTTTTGTAGCTGGGTATGGAAACACTACATCTGCCATTGATGCAATAAAATTTCAAATGACATCTGGCAACATAGATAGTGGAGTAATAAAATTATATGGAATATCAGGGAGTTAATTTATGAGCATAGCATTATCAATAGGAAATAATTTAACAACTAATGGAGTGTTTACAGCAGATGCTGTTAATAATACTTCAGTAACTAATGTAACTGATTTTGCAAGTGTACCTGGTGGTGGAGCATTAAAATTACTTTCAACTCAAACAGCAAGTGCAAGTGCAACAATAGATTTTACATCTGGTATTGATAGCACATACGATTCCTATGTTTTTAAATTTATAAACATACACCCAGCAACTGATAATGTTAATTTTACAGTAAATTTTAGTACAGATGGTGGAAGTAATTATAATGTTACAAAAACATCAACTTATTTTCAAGCATATCATAATGAAA